ACCAGCAACCCTATTAACCCCATAAACAATTGGTACAGGTGTATCTCTAGTATAATTATTTAATTGTATTTCTTGTGATTCTGGTCTATCTGATTCTTTTTGATTAAAAAGACTATAGATCATATAGCCAAAAGAAGCTATAGTCATTAAATTTCCAAAACCTGAACCAGCACTCATTTTTAATCCTTAGTCATTAGTAACTAAAATAGATGTAATGGAATAAATATTTACAGTGTTTTTTTCATATACTTTAATTGTCAAATTAGGTTCAAAAACAGAACCATTATCAGCTTCATTCATAGCTACTGTATAATTAAATTCTTGTGTTGTAATATCACCAATTACTTCTGTATGTAATAAACTATCATCAGAAGTTTTATAAATTCTAATTTCAAAACCTACCACATATTCAACACTTCCACCACCATAACCTAAACCATCAGCATATTGAACACCATAACCTTGTATTCCATCAGAAGTTAAATCCCATTGAATCAAACAATCCGTACTATCTGCTAAAGAATAATCACTACCTTGACTATTTATTTGTAATCCAGAAACAGGATCAGGAGCATAATAAACTCCCACTATTACAATAGTATCTGTCAATGCAGTAAGTGGATCAGCTTGAATATCATAAACATTTATTGATATTATTTTAAAAGTAAACAGACCACCAATTTCTTCATCTGTATAAACATAATAGGGGGTATTTGATTGTCTTAAATTACAATATTCTGAACTAAGGTGAGAAATAGCAGAACTTCTGTTATAACCTCTGGTACATCCTTCAAATTCATCATTAATATCATCAATAGAAGTATATAATATTTCTTCTACACCAACCCAAAATGAACCAGAAGCAGGAAATGAACCTACCATTGTTGCAGCATCATAAGGAATTGTTGTATCACTAGCATTTAAATCACCATTTAATTTAACACTAGGAGTAGTTACATATCCTGTAGAAGCATATTCATAAGCAGAACCTTTATTCACATAAACTAAATTACCTGCCCAATTTGGTTCATTATCTGGTCTATTAAAACACAAGAATAATTTTTTACTTGTGGAATCTTCAAATACTTCAAATCTAGTAGAATTAGCTGGTTCAGTATATGGATTTGGAATACTGTAATCATCTGTAGGAATAATAGGAGAAGCATTATCATGAAAAACTGTAGCAATATATTCTAAACAACTTACTTTTACAGTATAATCCTCTAATTCTTCTAATTCAATAACTCTAAATAATTTAGATGACCATCCAGGTAAATAATTAGTAATCCCTATTATACTCCCAATCCCCAACATATATCCAACAATATCAGTTTGAAAACTACAAGTATAATCTGTATAAGAATTAAAATCTAAAAAGAAAGAGTTCATTCTTGCTGCTTGAGATTTTCTTTTAATACCATTACATTGAACAGTAGTTTCTCTTATTTCATCTGTTAAATTAATATCATAAAGATTATCTTCTTCAATAAAGTCAGTTCTATATTTATCAGACTTATTTATAAACTCTACTCTATGTCTATTAGGTTTATCAGAAGTAGATTTTCTAGCATAAGAAAAAGTATCTCTTATTATATTTTCTTTTCTTATACTAAAAAAAACACTACTAGCAGGAGAATCTGTTAATGCTTCATCTAAATCAATATAAGTAGCAGTTTGATCTATTACTACAGAAATCTCACAATAATAAGCAGATAATTGGATACTTAATAAATCACCATTAAAATATCCTACAGGATATTCTGAAAAATCAGCATATATTCTTGTAGTAGTACAACTACCACCAGTAATAAAATTAACCTGATGACCTTCAGAAAAATAAAATAAAGGTACTTCATTAGCATCAGCAATTTGTATTTTTAATTTACCCTCTAAATAATATATAAATCCTCTACAAGTTTGTAAAATATCTTTTATTATATCAAAAGCTTTTACTCTATTGGTAAAAGCCATTGAATATCTAAATCTAGCCTCTGTACCACCAAGAGTATCATCAACAGCTACTTCACAATAATCAGCAGCAATTTTCCATGAACCAGAAGTTGTAGGAGAACCATCAAATAAACTAGCATCTAAATTTAATCCATATCTATCATTAGTCATAAAATCATAAACTACTTTAACAGGATTTGATTCATAATCTGCTTCACATAATAAAGCATTTACTTCAGCAGCAAATGATGGTAATGAATTTGATTTACCTATTTTGCCAGAAGCTATTACTACTGCTGTCCATCTCCAAGGAATAGCAGGAGCAGTAGAACCACTTAAATTTGCTTCTACTATTGAATTTATTGTTTGTGAACCATTACCATATTCAGGATAAAAGGTTAAACTTATTTTATCCTCATCTTTTAATTCACCTAAAATATTATCATTAATATAATAATTTACAATTCCACCAATACTTCCTTCACATAAAGCACAACCAAAATCAGCAGAATATACAGCAACATAATTTGGTTGTTTTGAACTACCCTCATTAGACATTTCAACTCTATTATTACCAATCCAAATAATTCCACCATATATTTTATTTCTACCATAAGCTAATGTAACTGGCATATTTCTAACATATGAATTATTACCCAAATCACCTAATGGTGGTGGATCAGGTGGATCAGGTGGATCAAGCCATAAACCAATCATTCCACCTAAAGCCATTCCACCCATACCAAAACCAAAATAGTATCCTACAACTAAACCAACAGCAGCACCAATGCCTTGTCCTGCACTTGCCATTATTTTATAAATCCTTTAAATCTAAGAAATTTATGAAATCTCTTTTTCCAATATCTATGATCATATAAATTATCAATTTTAACTTTTCTAGTATGGGGGGAATTACCAGAAGGAGCATGAATAAAATTACCTTCACTTATATAAATACCACCATGAGTGACAATATCACCAAAACATTTAAATACTGGAATATCTGCTTTTAATGGTTCATCTTCAATAAATTCACAATAGTTTAATAAATTATCTAAATATCTTTCTTTATTACAAAACATATACCAATTTGGCTCATATATTTTACCATCACCATCTTTAATATTTGGTATCCCTGCTCTAGTAAAACACATATGAACAAAACCTAAACAATCTATTCCAAATCTAGTTCTTCCTCTATGTGCAAAGGGTGTATTCCAGAGTTTCTTAGCTTCAACAATCACCTTTTCCTTTAACTCTTCAATTTCTTCTAAACTATAATTCCACATAATTAATCCTAAATAATAGGCTTTATCGGTACATGAGGAAAGCCCCCATAGTTTATATAGTTACCAAATGCTTGACATGCTGTAACATTCTTAGAACATAATTTTTGAAAAGTAACAGTATCTCCAACTTCAGGAGTACCCTCTAAAGATACTCTTAATTGTATTTGATCAATTCCACCACCAATGCTACCATTCCATAATATCGGTCTAACTTGTCCTAGTAAATCACCAGAAGTCATTAATAAATAACCTGGAAGAAAATAACCATCAGCAATGCCCATAGTAGGAACATTAATATAAACAGAGCCAGTTCCACCTGCTATAGTTGTATTAATAGCATAATTACTTAAAGTCAATCCACATTGAGTATCACAAAAAGCCCAATTACACTGAACTTGAAATAATCTTCTAGGATATTCTCTATCAAATATGGGAAATGGTTTAATTAATAAATTTACCCACCTATTATCACCACTTGGAGCATCTAAATAACCAGAAAAAAGAGTAATATAATTAGCTGGATTACTTAAAAAATTATTAAAAACTAATTGAAGATCAACTCTTTTTCTATTCAACATTCCAGATGCAATTAATGCCTTAAACTCCAAATCAATATTGTCCATTTGAACAGTTATTTCTTGTAAAACTGTTCCTTCTTCAGATTTAATTGAACTTCTTTTTGCAGCAATAGCAGTATATGTATTACCACCAAAAGATATATCCTGATTATTAGCACAATAATAGTGAGAAATAGAGGTATATGGAGAAGTTAAATACAACTCTATCAATGTAATTGGTTCAGAATATAATCTATACATTGCTAGCAATAAACCACTAGGAATATTTCTACCCATTATAACAACTCCTACTAATTACCAAATCTCTAATTATTAATCCCATATTACCATTATATTTTTTTAATTTTCTATCAAACCATTGTTTATTTGTATTTAAATAAT